TCGGCTTCGGTCAACTACTTCGAGCCCTGCGGCGCGCTGACCGCCTTGTTCTGCGGGGCGGCGCTGACGGCCTTCGCTTGCGGCTGCGGCTCGGCGGCGGCGCTCTCGGCCGTGGCCGAGGCGCTGTAGGCGTTGTATGCCTCGACGTGCTCCGGCGGCACTTGCAGGCCGGGCGCGGCGACGAGGCGCTGCTTGTCGGCATCGTCGGCCCCGACTACCTCGCCCTTGGAGTTGAGGTAAAGCCGCTTGCCGCTGGTGTTCATGATGGGTCCGCTCGGCATAGTAGCCACTCTCCTTTGCTGGTCGAGCGGGGCGTGGGTGCAGGCTGCACCTTCGGCCCCGCAGATAAGACAAACCTTCGGCACCGGACTAGGCGGCGGACCAGGTGCCGAGGTAGCCGAAGACGTTCCAAGTACCGGCGACGACGCATTCGATCTCGACGTACTCGCCGACGGCATCGGCCACGATGGTAGCGCCGGCCGAGCCCTGCACGTTGGTCGAGGGCAAAGCGATTGTCTGCGTGCCGCTGGGGTCGAGGCTTAGCCCATACGCCGCGAGCACGAGGAAGGAGTACTTGAGGCCCACGGTCGCGGCCGGCAGGGCGAAGATGATCGCACCCGTCGCCCCGGCGTTGGTGTGGCCGGTGCCGTTCTCATTGACCGTCAGCGTGTCGCCGGCGGTGTGCGCTTCCCAATCCCTGGTACCGCGCCCGTTTAATGTCTGGCTCATTGGCTTTGTGCTCCTTATGGCGTGACGATGCCGGCGGTCCGAAGAACGGCCAGCAGCGCGTTTACCGTGGTGATATGCTCGGCGGTCTCGGCGTCCAGCGCGTCCAGGCGCGTCTCGATCTCGGCGCGCAGGGTGACAAGATAGGTCTGCACCGCTGCCTCGTCGGCGAACGAGCCGGGCACGGCGGTCAGGTTGGTGCCGGCCACGTAGGCGGCGATGTTGGCTACCGCCGCCGTGGGGATCGCCAGCGCCAGCGTTGCCAGCTCGGCCGGGGCGGAAGTGGCCCCGGCGTTCATGGCCTCGCGTGCCGCGCCGGCGGTTGCGTCTGCGTATGGCATGGTTCTACTCCTCTAGCGGCTCGACTTTATTTCAAGGAACATTGTTAGCCACTAAGCGATTAGGTCGGCTTCAATGAAGGCTGCTGGCCTGATGATTCCGAAAGCAGCCCGCATCTCGGCCAGCATTGCCACTAAATTTCGGATGAAGAAATCGCTGTGGCTGTCCGAGATCAGGATGTTGGCCTGCTCGCGGTCCCAGAGGATCGCCAGGTTCCAGTCGGCCACCCAGCCCACGCCCACGGCTTGCGCCTCACTCTCGACCACCGGCAAGCCCCAGAGGCGCGGGGTGCCCATCGCCAGGGGTCCGCCGAAGTAGTAGCGGGCCTCGTTGTCTTTGAGCAGGTCCAGCGATTCCCAGTCAATCGGGTTCAGCAGGTAGCCGTTGGGGTTGGCGCGGCCCTCGGTGCGCACCTTCGTGCGGGCCTTGCGCAGCGTCTCGATCATGTTGGTGGACCAGGCCTGCGTGCCGGTGTTGCTGGTCGAGTTGAGGCCGGTGAAGTTCTCGCCGATGCCGTCGCCGTTGACCATCTGGTCTTCCAGTTCTTCCTCCAGGCCGTACATCAGGAGCGAGTTGATCATGGTGCGGATCTGACCGTAGTCGCCCAGCGCGCGGCGCGTGACCGGCACCCAATGGGCGATGGTCTTGACCGTCTCGCTGACCACGGAGAAGGCGAAGGCGCTCTCCGGCTTGGCACCGCTTGACCCGGAGGTGGCGGTCGCCTCGGCTACGGGGGCGGCGGCGTTGGTGATGGCGCCCTGGCGCACGTAGGTCACGGTATCGCTGGAGGTGGTGCCGTTGGTGACGAGCGAGCGCAGCGTCAGCGGGCGCCGGCTGGTGCCGGGGTCCACGATGCCGGTCACGTCGTCGGTCACGAAGGCGCCGGCCGAGGTGCTCGATGCGCCGGTGATGAGCGCCTTGAGGTCAACCTTCGGGCTGTGGATGCGCTCGCGGTCGCTGATGTTGCGATCTTTGAAGCCGCCGAGCCAGGCCTTGAAGTCGGGATCCTCCAACACGACGGTGCCGAGATCCTTACCGGGGTTGCGCATGGCGGCGTTGCGCACGATGCGCCCGCCCTCTTTGAGCATGGCGTGAGTCTGCTCGACCGGGACGCTGCCGGCGGGGACTTCGACGGTCTGGCCTTGCCGCTGGTAGAACTTGGCCCGCTGCTCCTGCTCGGCCTTCAGGTCGGCGCCCTCGCGGCCCAGCTCGTCGGCTTCGGCGTAGAGGGTCTTGAGGCGCGTGCGGTCGTCGGCGCCGGGGTCGCTCTCGCCGAGGCGGTCGAAGATCTCCTTGACCTCGGCCTCTTTGGCGCGGATGCCCTGCTGAATTTCCTGTAGTCTGCCCATGTTGTTAGCTCCTGTAGACGGCCATGAGCCGCTGTTGTAAGCGCAGCCATTCCCCTTCCAGGGCGGCTTTCCCGTTAACGGTGTCTTCGGCGCGCGGCTCGGCAAGTTCGAGCAGCGCCTCGATGTCCTTCTCGACACCGCCGAGGCCGCGAATGGCGTCAAGCACCGCGCGCAGGCGATTGGCCGTGGCTTGCGAGATGGTGCGGCCCTCTTTGGCCCGTAGCGCATGTAAGGCTTTGGTTCGCTCCACGTAGGTCCGCACGGCAGCAAGCGCCGCGTCGGAGTGGTCGTCCAGGGACAGGCCGGCAGGCAGCCAGTCTTTAGCCGATTGCACCAGGGCCAGCGGATTAGCCGGCACCGTGACGAGGGAGATTTCAAAGAGGCGAATGGTCTTGAGCAGTAGTCCCTGACCGCCCGGCAGGCTCTCGTCCTTGACTACTTCGGGCTCTTCGCCCAACTCATAGCCGATGGAGGTCGACACGGACTTGCCCCGCTCCAGGCGTTCTTGCGCCACCAGGCGGGCGCGCTGGCTGTCGGGGTCGGAGTGGAAATCGGCGCTGAACCAGAGGCCGTGGTTATCTTCGAAGGCTTCGGTTATCGTGCCGATGGGCTGGTCCCAATTGTGGGATGCGCCGAGGAAGCCGTCACGCAGGAAGTCGGGGAGGTGGGTCTTGAACGCACCGCGCGCCGGGCGCTCGTTGGTGCGGTCGAAGTTTTCGAACGTGCTCGCGTAGCCGCTAATTTCGCCGGCGCCCTCGCGCTTCATCTTGAGTTCGGCCGCTTCTATGACCTTGCGTTGCATTCTGCTGCCCCCGATCCGAGCACAAAAAAAGACCCGCGCCGGCTCGTAATGAGTCGGTTCGGGCCTCGTTGGACCTTGGTTAAAGGATCGTCAGGCGATCTCTGCTATGTGGTTGTGGTCAGGCTATTGACGCAGCCGCAGCGCCAGCACTTGATTGTTACGCGGCTATCCTTGCCTAGTGATACATCCGCCAGGCGGGCGTTACAGCGCGTGCAACGCATCTGCGCGGGTGGCTTGGTGTCTACTTTGTCCCTGGTGTAGTTTAGCATAGTCTGTCAAGAGTGGGCAATACTTGTGCTATAATCCTGCTATGGCTGTCTACGTCCTGGGTCACAAACATCTTCGGCGCTTCGCTCGCATCCTGGGCCGCCCGGTCTATCGTGCGTATCTCTGGCATGATGAGGATCATAGCCCTCATGCCCTCGTCTGGGTCAGCCAGCGTGAAGCGGCGATCATCAACTACAAGACCGGCGAGGTAGTCGCCGCGCCTGAGCGCCAGGACCATGTCGCCTGGCTGGATGGCGCAGACCCGCCCCCACCTGTAGGCTAGTGCCGCCCATTCCCGCTGACCAGCAGCCCCAGCGCCTTCTCAGGCGGCGGTAGCTCGGCGGGCTGCTCGGCGCGCGGTGCGGGTAGCATCGGCGCGGGGGCGGGGCTCTTCAGCGCGTCACCCTCCGGCAGCGGTTCCAGGCCCACCCAGCGGCGCACCTCGTTAGCCGTGGCAAAGCCGGCGTTGTAGACGGCCACGGCTCGCGTCACGGCGTCGTTGCGGTTCTCCTGCAAGGCCTCGACCTCCGAGTAGTCGAAGACCACGCGCTCCCCCGGTGCGCCCATCTCAGGCAGGAGTTGCGTCGTCAGCTCGGCCGACATCAGCGCCTGCGTCGGGATGAGGTTGTTGCGCCAGGCCGCGCGGAAGGCTTCCTCCATGTTCGAGTAGGTCGAGTGCTTGAGGCCGGCGCCCAGGCCGACCACGACGGGATGTATGCCCAAGAGCGCCGGGATGCGCTCCTCCGGCTTGTCGCGCAGTTGCTCCACGCCCATCGTCTCCGGCGAGAAGGCCGGCACCTGGATGCTTAGCGGGCTGGTGCTGACCATGACCCGCCCGCGGTTGTCGCCGCCGAAGTTGGCCTCGTAACTGGCCTTGACGAGCTGCGGGTCGGTGATCGGGTTGTCGGGGTCCAGCGAGGAGATGATCACGCCCGGCACGCCCATGTTGCGCAGGATCGCCGCCGAGTAGCGCGCCGCCTCGTTGTCCGTGTAGACCTCGCGCAGCGCCGCCGCCAGATCCCCTACGCCCCGGCGGGTGTCGTTGAGAGCAAGGCCGTTGCGGAAGTGGACTATGTCCTCGCGCGGCACGGCTTCATGGTTGGTGCCGTTCCAGATCTCGTAGTAGCTGATATAGTCGCCGGGCAAGGTGACGGCGCGGATGATGGTGTGCGGGATGTAGTACAGCTGCACGACCTGGCCGCTACCTGTCCTGACCTTGCGCCAGTAGGCGTTGCCGGCGACGTGGAACGAGTAGAGGGTGGGCTTCCAGAGCAGGGCGCCGGAGTAGTACGGGTTGGGCTGGGCGAGGATCTGGGTCAGCAGATGGTTCTTGACCTGCTCGTAATCGTCGCCGATGGGCCGCTCGACCACGATGGGCGCGGCGGGGAAGTTGTCGCTAATCCAGTTGATGCAGGCCATGACGATGCTGTTGAGGCCGAGGTCGCCCGCCTCCTGGGCATAGTCGATGTCGCCGCCGTAGTATTGGCCCGGCGTATAGGCGCCGTAGTAGACGTTGGTGGTATCGTAGCCCAGGATCAGGGTTTTGAGGCGGGTGCGCAGGCGCTCAAAGATACTCATTTCCGTAGCCCTCGCAGTAGCGCACGGTCGTCGCGCCGCATCAGGTCGTCGGCCGTCCCAATGAATGGACGCTCGAACTCACGCCGCAAGGCCACGAACCGCGCGGCTATAGCTGCCTTGATAATCTCGTAATCACTGAGCGGGGGTAGCTTCTCCGTTTGGCCCAGCGTCGGCAACGGCTGTGTGTCGCCAGTCTCGACCACGCGGGCTTTGCCGGGATAATCGCGCTGACGAGGCGGCTTTTCTCTACCTTGCGCCCACAGGATTGGTAATGCTGCTGGTGCCATGCTATGCTACCCTCGTCGCTCTGCCGGCTGCCCGTAGTGCGAGCGCCCGCGCTATCACAGTATCGTCATGCAGACCTTCCGGGGCGCTGTAGGTCGTGTGCCCGGTCACGGCGTTGACCTTCGCCTCATACGCCTCAAGCTCCGCCGTGGCTACCGGGTGGTCGAGCCAGGCGAAGTCACGGCGCTCAAGCGCCAGCGCCAGCCCACGGATCAGCGGCGGCTTGCTACTTGCGGTCATGGTGAAGGCGATCACCGGCACGCCCCTGTCTCTCAGCGCCTGCACCAGCGGCCCGCCCATACTGTTCTCCTCGGCGGTCACCTGGCGCACGCCCCAGCGCGCGGCGAGGGTCGTCACCCGCTCGCTCTGGTGGGTCCAGTCGATCTTGTTGAACCGATCCAGCGCGACCTCGCGGCGGCAGTTATCGCAGACCACGGAGAGCGCGGTATAGTCGTTCTTCTGGCCCCAGTCCACGCCCATGTAGAGGTCATGACCCTGATGCTGCCCCGGCTCGTCAGGCGCGGCGGTCATGTTGGCGGCGATGTTGCGGAAGACCGAGCCCTCGCCCTCCAGGAACTCGGCCATTATCTCCTGGCGGTAAGCCTCGTCGGTCAGGTCGCCGGCTATCTCGGCCAGGCCGGCCGGCGATAGGTGCGGGTTGTCGAAGCTGGTGAAGTGCCAGGCCGCCCAGCGCTCCCCATCGGCCACGGCGCGCTGGTAGAGGTGGAAGAACCAGTTGCGGCGGCGGGGCGTTGAAATGAACCATGCGTCGCCGTCATTGTCCAGCAGCATGGGAGCACCCACCTTGTCCCATGCGTCAGGGGCGAGCAGCGCGCATTCGTCAAGCACGAGGAAATCTGCATGGTCCCCCCTTAAGCTATCGGCGTCCCAGGCGGTTTTGACTTTGATGCGCCCGCCACCGGGGAAGCCCAGGATGCGGCGGGTTTCGTTCTTGGTGATGCGACCGCGCGCTATGTCGGCGGCGAGCCAGTCCTTGCACTTGTCCCAGAAGCTATCGGCCTGCTCCTGCGTGGTGGAGGAGAGCAGCACCCGCCGCCCCTCGCGCGCCTTCTCGACGGCGACGATAGCGGCGAGGGTGGTCTTGCCGCCACGACGGCCGGCGCAGATTACGACCCTCTTGGCGGGATGGGCTTTGATTTCGGCCTGCTTCGGGTGGAGCGTGGGAAGGTTCCCTAGCGCCGCACTATTCGTCGTCAGGCGCGCTGTCAAGTCCCGCAGGTCTTCCGCCGGCCATAGATGCGTAAGCCTCAAAGAGGGCGGCGAGGTCAAGCTTGATTCCATCCGTTTCGCTTTGAGCATACTTGAGCCAATCGATCAGGTCAGCCTTTGAGAAGATAAGGCCGTCGCCCGCCCGCTGCTTGACGGCTTGCTTGGCGATGCGTAGCCGCTCGGCGCGGCTGGCGATGCCGGTCATCAGGGTCAGGCGATCTACTTCGGCGCTAAACTCGACATTTGCCAGCCAACGTTGGATCGTCTTGGTGGAGATGTCGCAACGTTTGCCCGTTTCAATCTGGGTTAGACCTTCTGCCAGGCACAATGCTACCTGTGACTTCTTCTCGGTCCACTGGAAATCGGACATTCGCACGACTCTACTTCGGAGAATCAAAAGGGCGCAACACCCCTACGGTGCGCGCCCCTGCCTCTTGGCTTAGGTTGCTAGCCCCATTGTAACACACAAAGTCAAGATCCGGGCTTGTGGCGTGTCACGGCGGCCAGGTCCCATTTTACGATATCCCCGCCCTGGAGGTACACCGTCAGCGTGCCGTTGCCATGCCGCACCAGCATCAGCAGGCTTGGCCACAGGTCCAGCAGCGCCGCCCTGGCCCGCTCGATCTCGGCTGGCGTCGGCGGGTCGGGGGCGGGGGGTTCAGTGTTCATGGCCGCACCGGTGCAATCGTGCAGATCCACCCTCG